ATTTTCTGAATAATTCATGAGAGTTCTGATTGAACTTCATTATGTTTAGGATGTGATAAAACTCGTCTTGCACCTTGTTCTTGATGCTATCAGAGAGCTTAACATCTCTGAGGTCGAGTGATACTATCCTATCCGAAGTGTCAGAAGTGATACACTCATTAACGATATCCTCGATTGCTGAATCACATTCAGGTATTAAGGATATCTCACGGTATCTACGAATGAGTTCTGACTCATTCTTAATACCGCCTTCCATGTCGATGTATGACCCATATGCACCACCTGTAATAAAACCACCTGGTTGTGATTGTATAACTGGTGTGCCATCGTCATCGACAGGAGGCACAAAAGAGATTGCTTTTTTATCAACCTCTGTTGCTCTTAACTCGTCTTTCTTACGAGTAATTTCAAACCCGAATAATTCCATACTATTATTTATAACACCATTTTAGGTGTTATCTCACTTATTAAACTACTCTTTCCCAATGGGAAAAAGAGAATGTCGCATCAAATGTCTCTACTGCATCGCCGTTGTCATAATCTAATTGAATTGGTGCAACTGTTTGTGGATACATGTTAAAAAACTCGTATCTAGCTAACACTGCATCAGACTTATCTAATTGTTCAACAAAGGCTCTGTCTACCATGTAGTCAAGAGTTGTTGAACCCTCACCAGTTCCAACACCTTGTATCTCATTCATATGAGCTTCAAGACCTGTTCTGACTTCGAAGTTGACATCATTGATAATTGTTACTGTCCAGTTTTCAAAGACTCTGTCACCAGGTAATTTTAATGTATTACCCATGTGTTTTACAGTCAGTTCTCCAAATGATGAACCTGGCAATTGAGCAGCTTTACATAGAAATTCGATTTTGTTTCCTGTTCTAGGAATAAAAACTTTGAATCGGTTGGCTCTTGGTCCACCTCCGATTAAGTTCGCTTTAAATTGGTCTATTGTTGCCATTCTTTATACTCCTGTTAAACTGCTGAATAGATTTCACTAAACTCTACACCACTTCTAGCAGCTACAAAGTTTAATGTTATATAGTTAATTGAACGAGCAGGTTTTACAAAGATAGAACAAACGAATTCGTTTCTATCGATTACTGTATCTGTATTATTTGTTTCATCACATAATACTGAGAAGTCTACTAGTCCTCTTCTGTTCTTCACATCTCTTAGGAAAGGTTCTACAGCACTTCTAAACTGAGCTCTTGTGAATGCATCGTTGAATTCAAAGAGTTGTGCTTGAGCAGCTTGTGATATTGCCTTTTCTAATACAATGAATAGCCTTCTGACATTGATTCTATCAAATGCAGATGGTATAGTTAATGCAGTTTTATCACCAAATAGAACTGTTCCCTGTCCTGGGAATGTTACTATTGGGTTAATTCTTGCACGATATAAATCGTCTCTACTTGCTTGTTTAGGATTGTAAGCAAGTTTAGTAATACCTAGGTATTGTCCTCTGCTGAATCCAGCAGGTGAGAACCAAGGGTCTCTCAATAAATCAGACCTTGCCATGATACCTGCAGTGTGTCCATTTCCTGGAACCCAGCAGTATTTGTCATTAAATCTGTCATATTGATATACCCAACCTGAATCTAACACTGCATATGAACTTGAAGTTACACTTGCATAGTCTGTTAAGACTTGTGATGTTTGTAAAGACTCAGATGCAACATCAACGATTGATGCCTTTCTAGGTGAAGCTATAAACATGCAGTCTTTTCTTGATTCTGCAAGTTGTATACCTTGATTTACTATTGTGTTATGGTCTGTAACGATATCTTGGCCTTCACCAACTGAACCGTTGTCTGTTCTTGTTGAACCACAAATTAAGAATGAGATATCTGATGTATCACCATCTGAGAAATGTGTGTCCCATGCACCATATTTTTGACCTGCTGTGCAGACTCTTCCATCTGAACCACCACTTAATGATTTGTTTATTGGTAATGCTGGTCTTAAAAATGCAGCTGATACTGACGCTGCGTGTGTCACATTTGCTGTGGCACTACTTATAACTGTCGATTCGTGTCCAGACCACCAAACCCATGATGATTCTCTTTCAATTACATCTTTGTAGTAGTTTGATTTTCCGTCAGGACCTTTTGCATCTGAAGCCAATGATAAGAACGCATGTGTTTCTAAAACTTCATGAGATGTTCCTGTGATTACACCGTCTTCATCAACAACAACTACATGAACCTCATCTGCAGCTCCGCCCGCTTGGACTTGGCCTGCTGAAGTTCCTGGAACCTTGTCAAACAAATTATGGAATTCCCAATATCTATCGACATTGTTTCCACTTGCTTGAGCAACTAATAATCCAGTATTTGCTGGTTGATTTAATGCTTCGATTGTGATTGATGTTCCGTCAGGTTTTGATAGAACTCTATAGAAGTTATCATCTCCTTGGAATTTTACTTGGTCTCTAATGTTGAATACATTGGAAGCAGCTACTGATATAGTAGTCTGACCAACCGCTTCAGCACCACCTACTGTGGTAACTGCATCGTTAAAATATGCGTTCGCTGACGCACAAAGGGAAACTTTAACTGAGTTTCCTAGAGAACCCGCATATCTTGCTACCCACGCACCGACCGTGCCGGCTTGGGCTCCACCTTTGTAGGTGCTTGTGTATTCGGCTTCATTTTTGAGTATTGAGGTTCCTGCCCCAGCTGCGTTTGCACTATAACATAGGTTAGAAATCCTAACAACTCTTAATGATGACCCATACTTCAAGAATGCTTCTGCTGAATAAAAGTCTTCAGCTCCAGCGTTAGTGTTGAGTGGAGTTGAAAACTCATCTATCAAACCCTTACTATCTGAAACTGTTCTTACTTCATCAACAGGTCCCCACTTAAATTGACCTGCAAAAGCACCAGTTGTGCTCGATACTGCAGGCACAACATTTGTTAAGTCTATCTCTGAGACTTGAACTCCTGGTGATACTTGAAATGCCATACTTTTCTCCTGTTAATGTAAAAAGTTTGTTTACTAGATTATTTATAAGTTTATAATACCCAATGAAACCCTTTTCACATGGTTATATTGTATTTAGTTAATCTAAAAACCATCTATCACCCTCTGCATCGACAAAGGACTCTGTATTGTTTTGTCCTGTATCAAAGATACCTGGTGGTAATATATCGTCTTCTATTAATTTTTGTTGTTCTGCGTATAATAGTTCTTTAACCTGTCTATCAGTTAAGTGGAAGAAGTGGTCTGTTGTGACAAACCAAGAGAATAACACTAGATTCATAACCATGTCATCATGAAACCCTCTATCAGCTTCAAAACTATTACCTTTACTTATAAAAGTCATGAGCTCAGTAATGGTATTCCTATCACATATCTCCATTCTGTTTTCTTCTAATAATTCTTTTAATGTTGAACAACCAATTCTTTTAATCTTCTTAGTCATAGTGACACCAATATCTTCTGCTTTACTCATTCCTTGTGTAAATACATTTGGATATTCTATGTCATAATGCATCTGAGTTGCAACCATTCCACCCTCTGCATTGTTTTCTATAATTACTAGTGCCTCGTTGTATGGTGTTGCATACTTAGATATTAAGTCTGGAAATAACATAGGAGATATCATATTATCTCTATATGTGCATACTGTTCTGAATGGTTTGACTGATATATCAGTAATAGTAAATGTAGAATAATCTATTCCACGACCTTTAGATACATCAACCGTGCAAATATAAGAGTGTCCTTCTTTAGGTTTTTCATATACATTTACATTATCTTTATTCCAATCAGGTTCTTTTGCCATCATTCCTAATAATGTGTTTGCATTTATAAGAGTATTACCTGTTCCTAAGAATGAATTACCATACTCTTGTTCAAATTGTGCTTCTGATGTGTTTGCAATAGTTTCTTTCTTCCATTCAGCATCTCGACCTGGCACATCGTCCCAACTAATCGTGAAGTGTTTATACTCTGATTGGTCATGAACGGCACTTTGATATATCTTATAGAACATATTACCAACACCATTTGCAGTAGATGTTATGATAACCTTTGAATCTTTACCTGATGTGACAACAGGATATGTTGCAGTATAGAATGTCTCTGCATCGTCAACGAATGCAAACTCGTCAAGATACAAGAGGTTAATAGACAATCCACGGATACTAGAACTGGAAGTTGCCGCGGCGACCACTTTTGAATCGTTTGCAAATTCTATGGACCCTTTGTTGAGAATTTTTACACCAGGTTGTAGGAAAAAGGGAACACTTTCTAACATGGTAACCATTCTTGCAATCATTTCTCTTGCAATTGCACCTTTGTTTGCCAAAACAGCAACAGTGACTTCTGGATTAAATAGTAAAAACCATAATAGATATGCACAAGATGTTATAGATTTACCTGACTGACGAGATGCAAGAACAATATTGAAACGATTTGCATTGTAATGTTCTATGAGTTTGTCTTGGTACCCACGAAGTTTAAAGGGTACCATACCCTCATCTAGTGATATGATTTGTGTATAGTTCTCAATAAAATGACAAGGGTCTTGTGAACATTTCACATACTCTGCCATCTCCTCTTGTGAATAATTAGTTTCAACACCACTTCTTTTAATAAGAGTGTTACCTAAGTATCCTTCGTTTTTTGGTTGAACCATTATCTTAAACCTGCTTCCAATCTTCTATATCTTATAACATCATTTCTATCTATTGCCCAATGACTATATGATTGGGAAAAATTAGATATAGGATATTTTTCATCAAAAGACATTTCCCAAAATACCTTTCCTGTTATTGTTCCGTCTTCTTCTTCAACTATACCCATATCATGTAAAACTTTATTATTCCAATCTTTGAAATGGCCAGTCCAATGAAGAGATGTTTCTGATACATTATTAGACCAAAGTTTTCTTCCTTCTCTTGGAGATTTACTTTCAAAATCTAAGTAGTATATAAAGTGTTTTGAACCATCTAAGAAATCCTCATTCGTTGGTATTACAAAACCATCGTTATCACCCTCACCCTCGTATATAGATATAATATTTGGATATAATCTATCTTCTACTTCTCTTTTTATGGCCTCTTCGAATAGTAATTCTATATTCTCACCTATAAAAGGACTTGCAATAAATTCTTGTAGATATATATCTGCTTCTGGCCATTCATCTTCTAATACATCACAATGAATTATATCTATTGGCATACCTCTAAATCTATGTGTTAAATCTTCAACTATCTCGTCTCTTATCTCACAACCATAAACATGTTTAGCACCGTGATAGTATGCAAGATAACATAGAATACCACTTCCAGTGCCTAAATCACATACTACTTTATCTTTAACATTTTCTTTTATCCAAGATTCATATGCATTGGTTCTATTAAAGTCCCAAAAACAGTTTTCAACTGTAGGCTCCATCTGTCTGGTGGAATTATAAAAATATTTATTCACTATTTGTTTTTCTTTAAGAACTTCTGGAGTTCTGCAGTATTTCCGACATACAAGTGATTGTGTTGTGTCTTAATACTTTCATTTTCATCTTCTAATTTTTTGAGTTTTTGTTGAACATCGATGAGTTTCTCTGCAGTTTCACCGACTGTTTTGATTAATTGACCTGCAACCTCATATGCACGAGGATTCTCTGTCTCTTTACAGACATCTAAGATTCCTTCAATGGCATCTTGACCTCTTTCTACAAGACCATATAAGTTTTCTCTAGTATATTTGTAATCAGTCTCAATGTTTTGAGACCTTTCTTTAGGAACAACAACTGCAGTTGTTTCTTTTTTGATTGTTTGTTGAATGTCTAAGACATCGTCCAATTTTTTATCTATATCTTTTGGCATAATTAAGCATCACTAGCGAGGTCTTCTGCATATGTTGAAGAACCACCGTCATCATAAAAATTCACTGTTTCTGCAACTACGAATGTATCACCTGGGTCTACTGAACCAACGAATAATAATTTCGTAAGTGCATCAATAGTCACTGCACTCGACAATACTATTGATAATTTATCATTTGCAACTGATGATATTGTAGGATTCGTTGTTAAGTTTGTTCCGAATACTTCATCATTTGCACTTATCTTACTATTTATTGCACTTGCAAAGGTCACGGTAGTTGAGTTAGATACTGCATTTGCAACTGCTTCAAAAGCAGGTTCATAATGTTTAACTTCTTTTACAAGGCCTGAACCAGTGATTTGAGTTGATGTAAATCCACCCTTGTCTGTATTAATATAGTCTCTCTCAATAACATTCTTAATAATTTTACCAGTATAAACAGGTCCAAAGAAGTATAGTTTCATTTTGAAATCTAAAGAGTATTCTATAAATCTTCTTTCTTCATAACCACTTTCATAGTTATCTTCAAAAGCAACAGATTCTAAAGTGATTGGAACATCTCTATAATCAGTCATAGAATCAATCATCTTCATTGTGACTGTATACTCTGGTTGAAAATATGGTATAATTTGTTCTACGATTTGTAATGCATCATTCATATTCTTAGTCATAATACTAAGTTTAAAACTTAATGTATATGGTGCAGGATTATATTGAAATGCTCTATTAACACCGTCTGTCTCTAAAGAACTTTTCTGACTTCTAATTAATTTGTTTTGTTGACGAGTTGCATCATATTCTATACCAGATAATTCGAACGCCATTCTAGGAAATGTCATACCTGTAATATTGCCATCTCTCTCTTTTGGGTCTACATTGATTCTTTCTAACCATTTTTGTTTTGGACCATATGATATAGGAACTATTTGTTCTGCAAGAATCGTTCCGTCTGCTTTGATTTTTTTAAGAGTTATGTTATTAAACAAAGTTCCAAATATAGAAACAGACCTTTTGATTGTTTCATTATAAAAATAGGTACCAAACATTATGAATAGTCCTCTATATACTGTTTTATTTCTGCAACTGTAAATAAGTTTTCTGCATCTTCATCTGGTATTTCGATATCATAACTGGACTCAATATCCATAATTACTTCAACTACTGATAACGAATCTGCATTTAAGTCATCAACAATATGTGACTCATCTGTGATTGTAGATATATCTACATTTAATCTATCTGATAATATTTTTTCTATCATTATGTAACCTCACCGAATGGGTTTGTTTCTGAGAAGTCTAAGTAGTTGTCTGCAGTAGTTTCTAAGTCTGCATTATCACCACCTGTTCCGTCATTCATAGTTAGAATATCTCTAATACTTGCAACTGTATAAACGGCACCATTAACTGCACCTGTTATCGTATCACCAACCTGGATGGTCGTGGTGATGTCTTTGACTGTAAGTAGATGTGTAGATGCTTTCCAAGATGTAACCTCACCAATCGTTGTTCCACCTATTGTAATTGCCTCATTCGCTGCGTAGTTACCTGAACCACTTGAATTCATTGTTAATTGAATTGTATATGCTTGTTGGTCTTCAACAATATCAATTGCATCGATATTTGTATCGAAGTCTTCTCCAGAGTATTCGAATAATGTGCATTTTAGTTTAAATACAAAAAGTTTTCCTATCTGAAAGAAAGGATTCTGGTCTTCAACATATCTGATTTCAAACATAGAACCAGACATAGGGAAGTATACTAAATCTCCTTCATTTGGTCTAAGTGATGTGACTAAGTTAGAGTCTAGTGAAATGAATCTTTCCCATGTTCTAAGTGCGAGTGTAAATGTGCATTCTTCTTGTGTTTGAATACCAAACTTAGAGAATAAATCTTCTCCTTCGAAACCCTCAACATTATCTAAATACATTTCTACAGAATATGCATCACCGAATGTTGATTGAACATCTTCTCCAAGAATATTATCTTCTTCTATAATCTGTCTTGGTAGATAGTATGTTTCGTGGCCATAGAATCTAAGTGATTCAACAACTAAATCCTCATAGAGGTGTTGTTCAGTATTAACTGCATGGTTAAAGTATACATTTGTCGGCATAATATTATCCCATTAAGTCGATTGGCATCATTTGATGATTTAATCTTGACTCTTCTTCTAATCTTGTAATCTCTTCTTGTGCTTCAGTTTTCATTCTCTCAGCATCAAGTGTGACACCACCTGGTAGTGCAACTCCTGAGAACTTCGATAAGTTTTCTGCCCATTGATATTTGACCAATGCAGTTGCATATTTTTTCAACCACATATCATTATAGATATCTGTCATATCTGTAGGGTCTAATTTTCTATAACATTCAATAATAATATACTCACCTGCAGATACATTTGATGTAGCCATATCTAAGTATAACCTGTTTTGATGTGTGTTGTATCTGATTGGTGTTTTTCCAACTAGTAAATCGTCTAACATACTAATGTGTTGTTGAACCATTGAATAGTTTAGAATATTTGTTGATGTTAAATCATAGATATCATTGAGTCTTAATTGATATCGTAAGTCGAACATATTTAAATTATGTTTATCATTGAAAGGAAATATGTTATTAACTGCAAGAACAAACTCTGGAAGAACAATATAATTCTGTTGTTCTTTAAATGAAGTGTTTGAGTAGTCGTGTGTTCCTGCTGGTGACGATGTCATACTCGTATCAGTCTTCATTTGTGTTAAATTAGACTCAGTTAACTCGTGTTTTAAATATGTTTTTATAGAACCATCATAGTGATACTCTTGAAACCACTGTATTGCCTCATCCATTCTATCTTCAAATTGGTCATCATCGACATTGATTTCAAGAACAGGCGCACCGAGTTTTCTTTTGATGTATTCTTTGAAAGTTGCTTTGCTATTTGGTGTTGCCATAGTAATATTCCATTTTAAGGTCTATTACTATTTATACGATTCCTATTCTTGGAAATAGGTTTTACTCTGAAGTCTATCTATTTTCTCATCAATTCTTTGAAGTTGTCTTGCTAGTCTTTCAAAGTCTTGTTCAATCTCTTGTCTAGTCACATAGTCTCTAGCAACTTCTTCTCTTGTTTTATTGACAAGAATGTCCAATCTTTTTTGTTCGGATAAAACCGACCTTACAAGAAATCCTAACGGTGCCAAAACAACCGTTATGAGTATATTCCAAATTACATGAGCGTCTATGATTAATTCCATACAACTATTTATGGAATATTACTGCTCTGAAGTAGATACTTGTATAAGTTTTCCATCTTCAGTTACATCAAAAAGAGTTTCATCCCATCTCCAATTTGGGATATCACCTGTTGGCCTCTCTCCTTTGAAGTGAAAACCTAGATTAAATGATATACTATATCTTTCATTATCAGTTTTATTTGGTTCAACCATGTGAGTCATACCACTAGGAAACATATACAACATTCCTGTTTTAGGTCTTAAATTTTCATTCTCATTCATTCGTTGTGAATGAGGAAAGTCACCCATTACTCTATCTGTTTGAGACATTGCGATGAAATCTCCTTCATCACCTTGTGCATTTATATAAAAAGCACCAGACATCCAACAACCATTGTGTTTGTGTGGTTTGTTCCAAGCACCTTTATCATTAATGTTTGCCCACGAGTTATGCATATCAATCATATGACCTTTGTTTTTATCTAATCCCCAAAAAGGCCAAACCTCTTCATAAAAAGATTCTTTTATACACCTCATCAGTCTCAAAAAGGCTGGATGGTCATCACAACCATCAATTGATTGCCAACCTGAATCTGCATTTGAAATTTTTCTTCCTATTGGGTCATCAGACCTCATTTCATCTACAGTTCTTTTAAGAAGTTTTATATAATTATCATCTATACCATTATCTCCATGACAAGGGTCTAACAAGTCTCTTATCCAAACCATTTGAGGTGCAAAAAACTTAACTGACATTATTCAAAATCCATCTCTAATTGAATCTCACCAGATTCTTCTGTTGCATTATGCATAGGACATTCAGGTGGTATTTCTAACTTATTCTCTTTATTTGGATATAATTTAGTTTTAGGAACATGCATACCAACTTTTCTATAAGGTCCTAATCCATTTGCTTCTAATAAGTTTGCCTCATTTATAGCACCTTGAACAGATTTTCTAATATCTTTATTTAAACCAACTATTTCTCTTTTATTTTTATCATTTTCTTTTAGTTCTGAATATTCCATATGTAAAGTGACCGGTTTATTAGGTCCATATACAGATGTCACATCAGATAGATTATCTATAAATGTTTTAGGTTCTTTTACTTGCAATGAAGAACTCCATTCTTCTCTTCTAAATGGTATGATTTGAGTTATAGGAGTTCCTTTTTTTATCACAAACGAATGGTCTACTTTAGGATAAAATATAACTTGTGCATTATCCATATTTAAATTGAACTTATCAGTATCAATTATTCCTGGCCATGTAGCAAAGTAATTATTTTGGTGTAAAAATGGGTCAAGATATAAACAAGAATAACCAGGTGGTGTTTTTATGTTCCATGCATTTCTAAATTTAAATGCATCTTTTACTGGAAGTCCAGCTCTTTTTTCAGGTTCAAAGGCATTTCCAAATTGTGTGTCTGGATGAGATGATGAACCTAATTTTGGGTCATCAAATGACCAAGCAGTTGAACTAGTTCCACCCTCATCATATTTGTCTCTACCTATTTGAACATACATATCTTGTTCTGCAATTAGATAATAACCCATAGTTAACCAATCTTGCATAGCTGGGCATGCTCTAATAGTCTGTTGTTTATCACCTCTGACTATCTCATTAATCTTCATTCCTTTCCACCATTCAGGTTGGACTTTAGATGCAAGAATAGGTTTAGTCTCTTTTAGAGTTCTCTCGTTATAACATGTAAATTCAATTGTTGGCATTTTAAAAGTATGGTTTTAATTTGGAAACATTCAATCCATAGACATATTCTGTATAAGGTCTTCTATAACCTTTATACAATACCTCTGTATTTTTTATTAATTCAACCTCATCTCCTCTGACTACTAAAGACTTTCTATCCATATATCTTGCACTTTCATTTGGTGCATCTGCTCCGTGTGGTATTCTTCCGTCAAACATAACTAATCTATTTGGAACAAACTCTACTTCGGCTACCTGGTGTTCTTCAATATGTTCTTGTCTTCCATCTAAACCTTGATGTGGTTCATCAAAAAATCTTAATACACCACCCCAATTTGGATTCCAAAATCTATTTGGGTAATATAGAAAAGATATATTCCATGCATCATCAGGACTACAATCTGAATGTATTGTTCCTGGACACCCTTGTGTTTGTGAGTTTAGTCCTGCATATTGAAAACGAGTATATTTAAAACCAAATTCAACTTCAAGTCTTTCTATAATAGACTTCACAAAATATGTATCTAAAGGTTGCATATCATGTTCTATTTCATAGTTGTCTCTAAAGAAAGATGCACCCCAAAAAGAATGGTGTGGAAGACCTGTAGGACTTTTACTGCCTACTTGATTTGTTTTAGACCACCAAGAATTGTTAGTAATTAGTTTATCGAAGTGTTGATGTAGTTCAGTTGATAACCAATTATCTAATACATAGACATCTTTTAAAGGCATGTCCTGTATCTTAAAGGGGTTATCAATGTGAACGACTTGCATCTTTAGGAATTGCCTAACTCGGCATGACCTGTAGCCATACTCGATTGAGGTATTTGTCGTCTATAAACATCATAGTCTTTAAGTAATTCTTCTTTAGTTGCAAAGATTTCATCAGTTACCTGAGCAAAGATTTGATGTGTATTATCTACATATTCTAAAACTCTTCTGGCATTTCCTCTCATGGGATGATTTGAACCCTCTCTACCTGCAATCAACACCATCTCCATATCACGGAAACCATAAGTCATACGAACTTCTTCTTGTTGTTGTCTGCAATAATCACCAAGTTGTTCTACAAATTGATTATGTAGATTTACTCCTTCTGGTGCTTCTGAATTTGCAATGTATTGTTCACAAAGTTCTTTCTCACCTGCATCTAAAGGAATTACTTCTTGTTCATCAAAATTTTTATTTCGGTCCCATTTAAGAATTTTTACTTCCATGTCATCATATATAACAACATCGAATTCAAAACCTAATGCAGGTTTATCAACATTCTGAAATTCGTATTCAAGTCCGTTTGGTTTTCTTACATAAAGATTTCTGTTCTCACAAAAAACTAAAGCGTTTTTCATATCATTCATAATTTATCCTCTCTTCAAATTATTTAGGTTGTCTCTACGAGTCTTTATTTTCTCATAGTGTGATAGTCTTTTAATATTAGATGTGTCCATGTTATCTATCCACGGACCACCTCTTGTATAATGATAACCAGAACAACCCCATTTGGTTTCCGGATTATCATATCCTTCAGTGAAAATATAATGTTCAGGTATCTTACTCAATTTATTTGTCCATTCAAACTGATGCAACTGAGCACCTGTCCATGTATTAACAACTTCTGGAGTTAGTTTCTTACAGTCTTCATGACCATTATTAAATATCATTAATGAAGACCATAATTTACATGGATAATCTATGTTTATTTCACCATTAAACTTAACAGAATCATGTTTATATTGTGGGTATTGAATACACGCAACTGCATCATCAGGATTTAAATAGTAAAACATTGGTAATAAACTTTCTTCAAAAAGAATGTCATCATCAAGAAACATACTGAATCCTTCATAATTCTCTAAGTAAGGTATTAAGAATCTACTGTATGTAAACGCAGTAGATTGATTTTTATACTCCCTATTATACTCTGAAATCTTTGAATAGTCAAGATATTTTATCTCAGGTATGAAGTTATTTGTTTTTGTGTTTGCAGAAAAACTTGATTTGATTGAATCTTCTATAGAGAACTTAGTTAATTCTTCTAACTGATTGTGTGTTGAATCATAACCAATGTAGATGTTTAGTGGTTTACCTTTTGCAAGTTTGTGAACTTTCTTATTAAACTCATATATTTTAGGTCTAAAATCACTTACATTTGCAAACTCACTGCTGACTTCTATGACCCCACCTGTTATAATAAAAGATAGATTATCTTGTTCTATACCTCTTTTTTCAAGTAAGTCTTTCCAATAATCTAAAAACTCATCTACTGTTGCTGGTTCAACTTCAGGAACTTTATTATGTGGGTCAAAGAAATGACACATCATAGTAGGGTCTTGCATCTCTTCAATAACACCTGAACGAACAGAACCTGGATGAACAAAGAATTTATACTTTTCTTCTGTATTGTTTTCATCAAACCATGAAGTATCTTTTAAAATAATTCCTTGTATTGGTGCCCAAAGACCCTCTTCAAGTATACTTTGAGTTAACCAGTGTGCTTTCGCAGCGTGATAATAAGAACTATCCCAAAGGTCTTTTTGTGGTTGACTTTGACTGTCTTCAGCATCTACACCTACTCCATAATAATTTATAGGTCTTTCTCCATTTGGGTCTTCTTCTGTTCTAATTACAGATGTATTTGTTCCTGTTGGGTACATTTCTGGAGTTGGACCACAAGTATAACCATAAGGTAGAAATGTATTATATACTAGAGAATGGTGTTTTAAACCATGCATAGACAACATTGTATTATCTCTTCTATCATTAATTACATCACCATATGTAAATAATTTTAGAGGTGGTATTTTTTTCTCTTCAAAGATTTTTTTAAGAATTAGATAACAGGGATTGACATCTTTAATAACACGATTTACATTTAAACTTCCTAAATGATAGTGTCGAGAATCTTCTTTATTTCTTATAGAGAATGCATTCTCTATATCAGTGAAATCTTCTGCAATTATCTTATCAACATCTTCAACTGTTTTGATGTTAGTAAATTTAAAATCTGCCATAGAATACCTGTATTAAGTTTGTTAATACAGATATTTAGGTGTTTATTTTATGATGATATTGGAGTTGCAGGCCAAGTTTGGTTCACATCACCGTCCCAACGAGAAACTGGTGTTCTACCTTGTGTAGCATATGTGAATG